ACGTCTTTACGTAAATTTTCTATGCTTTTAATTAATCTATTCATTCTTTCAGCACAAAGTTTTTCATGAGCTGAAAGTCTTACTCCTGCTGCAAGTTCAGTATATTCTTTAGCTGTAAGTTTTCTTTTTTTTAGTGACATATATTTTTTATATAAATAATTAATTATTAATTATACGCACTTTAATTAGTTATTTTGTGACTTGCCAACGCACCCCTAAATTAAAAGACATACATATTCTGTCTTCTTTTGACATATTAGGTTTTACATAATGTCTTAAATAACTTGGAAATAAGAGTAATAGTTTATCTGCTGATTGAATATAATATGATTGCATATTGTAATCATTATAATTTTTTATTCTTTCACTTGACCAAGTATAATCAATATGCCAGTTAGGATTTTCAAAAATAATATTGCCACTATCTTTTGGTACTTGAAAATATAAAACGCCTGATATAGCTGATTGTGGGTGATGATGTAAAACATTTACATCTTTATATCTATTAATATTAAACCAAAAATTAGTTAAATATAGTTCAGCATCAAATTCAAACTTTTTAAAATATTCTATTGTGTGTGGTTTAATTATTTCAAATAAATCTTTATAGTCATCATATTTGCAATCTCCAGTTTGAAATCCTGTATTGCTTCTAAATCTACCTTTATGTTTTTTTTCTTCTTTGTATATTCTTTTAATATAAGGTTTTGTATCAAAATCTAAAAATTGACTACAAACAGGTGTAATAAATAATTGATGAGTTTTCATTTTCCAAAATAAATATTTTGTTTATCTTTTGGTAATTTAATACGACCAACAAAGGTATCTTTTTCTTTGTCATAAAAATCATTTGGAGCAGGATAAAATCCTCTAAAATTAGAATTGTAAGAACATTGAACCCAATTAGTATTTTCACCAAAAATATTTTTCAAAAATTTAATACCTTTATTTTCTACTTCTTTACCATCTTTAAGTAATTCATTATTATTAACTACTAATATTCGTTTAATAATATTGTTTTTATCTAACTCACAAAAATGAGCCATAAAATTACTATATTAGATTATTCTGGTGTTGTCCAACTTTGACTTGCTTCATTCCAGGTATCACCATTTTTTTCAACTGGAGCTTCCCAAGTATTAGGGTTTTCAGAGCTATTTAAAACATAAGATGGGAATGGTTTAGGTAAAGTAAATATTTGTGTTTCTACATCATAAGTAGAACCTGCACCTACTTTTTCATTAGCTATTACCCAATTTTCATTATTAGTAATATCTTTTATGTATCGTAGTGCTTCATTGTCTGTCATTTTATCTGCAACATCTATGATAGAAACATTATCAACTTTGTTTCCAATTCCAATTCTTGCTAAATATTTCATAGTTACTCCTTAAAAGCTTGTTGTTACTAAAGTTCCAGTGCCAGTAAATTTAACAACACTATCGCTTCCTACTTGTGTAATTGTTGGTGAGCCAGTTGTAGAAGCTATGATAGATGTCGGACATCTTAAAATAACTACACCTGAACCACCCTGTCCCATTTGTGATCCACTATAGTTTTGAGAACAGCCTCCTGCTCCACCTCCTAAGTTATTAGTTCCTGCTTGACCTTGTACTCCAGAGTGACCACCATCTCCGCCACCGCCTTGACCACCTGCACCAGAAACTGCTTCATTAGCTTGGTTTGAGCCACCGCCTCCACCACCTGCATAAAATACATCTGAACCAGTAATATTACTTTGTTTTCCATCGCCTCCATCACCAACAGAACCTGAACCAGAAGAACCAGAAGCATTTTGTCCTGCTTGACCTGCTCCTCCGCCACCAGCTCCTCCTGCCTGTGCGCCTGAAGAAGTACCACCATCAGTTCCTTCAGGTACTGCAAATCCACCTGCGTTACCAGATCCTCCACCAGCTTGTTGACCTCCGCCACCGCCAGAGCCACCATTTTGACCTGTTCCTTGTGCAGTTCCACCAAAGCCACCTGCTGTAGCTGTAATTGTTGTAATTCCTGAACCTGCAAGAGATGAGTTAGATGCGTTTGTATGACTTTCATTAGTACCTCCGCCTCCGCCTCCAACAGTTGCAGTATATGTTGTAGATCCTGCTGCGTTAAAGGCATCACCAACAGCTCCTCCTCGGAAACCTCCTGCTCCTCCTCCACCGCCATTATCTCTACCAGTGCCGCCACCTCCAGCAATAACTAAATATCTTATTGAGGGTTGTGATTTAACAGCATTTTCTACTGAGTGAACAGGCAACCAACCTTTAGTAGCATCAACATAAACAATATCAACAGTTCCGCCTTCATCTGTATAAACAGGATTAGCAGCTTGTGAACCTTGCCAGTTGTTTCCATTTAAAGCAATAGTTAAACCATTAGTGTCCCAAGTTCTATTATAATCTCTAAATACAATTCTATCTCCTACACTTGGAGAAGAAGGTAAAGTTGCTGTGATTGCTGTACTTGTAGTATTTACTGGATATGCTTCTGCTGCTGAAGCGTTAAAGTTTGCAGTTTTTACACTTTGCCAAGATATAGCTACTGATGCAGTACCTTTTGCTATAAATTGCCAATGAGAAGAATTTACTGTACCACTAGTTGATGGAACATTTCCAGAAGCAGGAGTATTATTTATATAAAGATATGTAGATAAAGTTCCACTATCAGTAAATTGTACTACATCTCCTTTTTGATAAGTTGTACTATTATTGTAAGTACCTTCATTGGCAGAAGCTAATGATGTTCCTTTTGCAAAAATTGCCCAATGTGATGTATTTATTGTTCCATTTGTTTGAGGTGCTTGACCAGTAGCAGTTGAATTTATTTTAACAAAACTTGATGTTTCATTTTGATCGGTATGTTGTACTACATCTTTAGGAGCATAGCTCGTACTATTTGAGTATGTTCCTTTTTGTGTAAACGAAATTTTTCCTAAATCTACAGTAGCCATAATATTAATTTACTCCTTTTTTAATTATTGTTAATATATAATAAAACGCACATTATATTGTTACTCTAAGTTCACCATTTGCTTGTAAACTCCATGTCATTCCAGATGCACCATATATTACATCATCAAAATTAGCATAATCTGTAGATGAAATATTATCAGCACCACCATTTGTAGTAGTAAGTCTTAATGTAGGATTTGTTGCTATATCTACTATTTCAAATCCATATACTTCAGCAGCTTGTGCTGTAAGAGTTAATGTTTCATTAGAACCAGGATTTGTTATAGTTTTTGTAAGTCCACCAGATACTGCTATTTTAGAATTTAAAACACTAGCAGATGTATCACTAGCAGATACTTTTACATTTTGGTCTTGTGAAGCTACAGTTTGCCAATTAGCTCCATCATAATATTTTAATTCTGCACTTGAAGTATTAAAATTGAGATCACCCGAATCTAAACTTGTTGTGGGATCTGAAGCTCCAACTCTATATCTTTCATTAAATGCATTTATACCTGTAAGATTAGAAGAAACATTATTAACAGCTGTTATTGATCCTGCAACTGAGTTTACATTTGTAATAGAACCTGCAACTGTATTTACATTAGCTATTGCTGCACCAACTGTATTTACATTTGCAACATTATTAGCAACTACATCTATTTCTGATGTTGTTTCATTTAAATCATCAGCAACTGTTTCAATTTCAGAAACTGTTTCAGCTAAATCATTTGCAACAGCAATTACTTTAGCAATATCTGCTGCAACTAAATTAACATTAGTAATATTTGTAGCAACTGTATTTACATTAGCTATAGATCCTGCTACCGAAGTTACATTAGATGCTATACCAGCTACCGAAGTTACATCTGCTGCTATACCAGCAACTGTTGAAACATCTACTTTATCAACTGTAAATTCTAATCCATTACCAGAACTATTTACATTTAATACTTTATTTGCAACTAAATTTGGAAAAGTAATATCAAATGTATTTGCTGTTGTTTCAGCAGCTCTAGGTGAAAATTTTAAATCTCTTTCTAATTGTTGACACATTGCAACAATTTTATCTAGTTCTTCATTTAATGAAGCTATTTGAAATGCACCAGATGTAGGAAAATCTGTTGTTCTTTGTATTGCAATATCTCTTGAAATAGTAATTACATCATTAAGTGTAGCTCCAGGAGAACCTAAAGTAATAGATCCACCACCTGTTACACCAGCACCAGTAACAGAATATTGTGTTGCATTACTAGGTGATGCATTAAAAGATAATTGTGTATCACCATTAAATACTTTTAAATCAGCATTAGCAAAAAATTCAAAGTTAACAGTAAAGCTAGTCTGTCCTGCTGTTGCTGTATATTGTACTCGTGGTTCTACGTCTGAAATATTTATTGCCATTATCGAAGTCCTTTTTCTATGTCGTCAAACAACCAATCCAGATACCATACGTTCTGAAATGGAATTAATCTACGCACATTACGTGCTGTATAATGATTATATTTGTTAGCTCCAACATCATACATAATATCAAATATGTTATATATTTGTGATGCTGATGGACCAAGTAAACCTACTTTAGATTTCATAGATGATCCATATGGTAAACCTTCTCCTAATAATGGTCTAAGACCAATTCTATTATCTGTTAATGCTTCTATAGATCTATTTACATCTACATAAATACCACCAAGTCCAGATCTATCAAAAGCAGCTAATAGTTTTTCAGTTAATGATTTTTTAGAATAATCTTTACCAAATCTTAATTCTGTATAAACAGCATCTACTAACATACCTGTACCCATTAGTAATATAGATCCAAATAAAAAATCCATATCTCGTTCTTGCATACCTCTTAACAACATACGTTGTGTTGCAGCCATAGCAAATTTTTTAAATTGTACTATTGTACTTGCAAGTTCATAGTTCATAAATAATGGAGTATCTCCTTTACCTGGAGTTACGATTGTAATATTTATATCTTTATTAAGTGCTGCACCAAATGCTTGTTTGGCTGCATCATCAGTCCATTCAGCACTATTAGCCATAAAATTATATTCTAATTTAGTTCCATGTAATTCAAACTCTCTAGCTATTTTTTTAGCCATCTGTTCATCAATACCAGATGCTGCTAGTTTAGTTTTATTTTTATCTGATAATGTACCTTTACCCCATTTTACAGAGTCTTCTAATATTCTAGAACCTATAGTTACAGATGCAGCACTTTTCATAAACTCAGTCCATCTAGACATTAAGTTAACATACATAAAGTTAAAGTTTGCTGCTTTACCCATCATACCTTCAATCTTAGAAGTCATACCAAACATATCTCCTATGTCAGAAAATAACATAGCTCTTTGACCTGTAATCATATCTACAGCTTCAGCAAAAGATTGTGCTTCTTTTTTACCAGATTTAAGTATACCTAATTGTTTATTACCTAACATATCTGCCCACATTTCAAATTGAGTTTTAAATCCTCTTTGAATACCAGATGTCATAGTAATTCTTGCAACGTCTGCTGTTGCTGCAAAAAATCCAGTAAGCATAGTAAGAGCATTATAATGTTTCATTGCTCTCATACCTCTAGAAGTCCAATGGTGAGGATCTGCTGGTAAACCATAAGTTCCTCTTACAAGCTCTACAGCTGCTTCCATATCTTCTAATACTTTATTTCTTTCAGCTATAATTTTAGCTTTTTGTTGTTTACTAGATGCTTTAAATGCTTTTATATTATATTCTTGTGCTATTTGATATAGTCCAGGAAAAGTCATAGACTGAGCTTCATCTATATATTTGTAACCTAAACCATTTGGATCACCATATTTTTTAGTAAATAATATATCTGGAGTAACTTGTCTGTAATATGTTTTCATTAAAGAAAATATATCTCCAACAATAAAATCATTGTCTAATAATTTAATTTGTGTTTCTGGTAATAAATTTAGTTCTCTAGCTCTACTAGCTCTAGCATATCTAGGTCTATTAAATAAATATCTTTCGTATAATAGATCTTCTATATTGTCTGTGTATTTAGTTTTTTCAAATCTAATAAATGGAAAGTGTGTAGATAAATCATCAACTAATTGATTTAGTTTTTTTTCATTAATATACTTACCACGTTTAACTAAATCTTCTCTTATAATTTGTTTAAATAAACCTTTGTTTTTATCTATATTTGTTTTGTTATAAATAATATTAATATAGTCTTCTACTAGCTTATCAGCATTAATTAATCTTTGTTCTAATTTTGCTATTTTATTTTTTATTTCTGTAATAGAATATTCTACAGTTTGTCCATCTACTTTAGATTTTCTTACAAAACTTTTTTCACCTTTTTTAGTAAGAGTTTCTAATATAGATTTCCACATATTTAGTTCTCTTTCTATAGGTAATTTTCTAATACCAAGTTCTTGCATTTCATTACCAATAGGTTTGTAAACTTTTTCATCAGATATTCTTGCAGCTGCTGCTACTTCTGGTACATCATGCTGCATCTTCATTAATCTTGTTTTAGTTACTTCTCTAGAAAACTCAGCAAGACTCATAAACTCTCCACTTAAATTATGTAAGTTGATACCGAGTTCTGTTTTTAAAGTTTTACCTTGTACTCTATTTACATAGAGTTGATATTGTTCTTTAATACCTTTCATAGCTTCTATGTTACCTACTTCTCTCATACGAAGTTGTGTTTCAATAGATGCATTAGTTGCTTGAAAACCATATTCTTTTGTATTTTTTAATTTAAGAAGTGGTGTATCTAATATATCTGCAATCATAGTTCTTGCAGTTTTAGAATTAGCTTTAGTTAATCTAAATACATTTGTCCAAGGACCATCTTCTCCAAACTTACCAAGATTACTTTTAATAAATCTTTCACCTACAAATTCTTCTTTAGGTGTAAGTTTTACAGAGCTTGATGTTTCATTAGCAGCAGCTCCTACTGAATTAACAGATGGTCTTTTATTAGGATCTATAAATTTACCATCTTCATATATTTGTTGTGTTATTTGTTTAGGTGGTACATTTAAACTTTTATCTGCACTAATTACATTTTGTTGTACATTTGCAGGTACAGATCCTTTAGCCATTTTATTTAATATAAATGGTAAACCATAACCACCTGCTGCAACAAATGGTACATATGAATCTGGTCTAGTAGGTTGTAATTGTTGCTTAGCTATTTCTTCTGCTGTAAATGCAGTTCCAAATATTTTTGCACTTTGACCAACTTTTGTAAATAATAAAGCTGTAGAAGGATCTAAAAAAGCTCCAGTAATTCTACCTAAATGATACCAAGGACTAGCATAATTATGTTCAGCTTGTTTTGTAATTTTATCTATAATAGCTGTAGACTCAGCTGCACTTTTACTAAACATAAATAGATCATAATAATCTTCATATGGTTTAAGTTGTGGATCTTGTTTTGGATTATAATTTTCATCTGCTGGAAAGTCTTGATGATTCATTAAATAATCTATAGCAATAGCTGGTAGATTTTCGTCCATAAAACCTGTACCAAAATCACTAAATTTAAATTCAACAGGTTTAATAGATTCTTTTATTCGTTCTTCAGCATCTGAAGGTGTAAAGGGATAAGCTGTCATCTAATCTTTCCAAGTTTACCACTAAATGAATTTATACCTAAATCATACCCTTCCATAATCATAGCATCTAAAAATTGTTGATTGCCTGGTGGGTAATAT